ATTTGTTAGATTGTAATCAGTATCTCCCACACCTTCATCAACCGCAGAACTCACATTAAAACTGCCTAAAATTGTTGCTGCTGTGCCAACGTCCCGATATGCCCAAACTTTTGCCGCACTTTGCTTTGTCAGCGTAACAGGCCCAGTGCCATTGCTTGCACTAATTGTGTCTGCTCTTAACTCGCTCATGCTATCACCAGATTGCCGCTTACAGTCACGGTAACTCCTGTTGCTACTGTTAAAGGGCCAGCACATAAGCCGTTAGTGTTAGCAGCCACAGTAATGTCTGTGTCTAGCTGCTCCTCGTGGACGCGGATAATATCAGCCGTTCCACCACCGCTATCGCCCAAGAATGAGCCACCACCGCCTGCACCCCAGCTTAACACACCAGAGCCGTCAGTGATGAGCGTCTGGCCAGTGGTTCCGTCGCCGTCCGGCAGCGTGAAAGTCACAGTCGTTGTGACAGACGCAGGGGCTTGAAACTTCAGCGCGTGACTTGCGTCATTATCTGCCAAAGACAAAACGTCAATGCCAACGGTGCCGCTGACAAAGTCAGCAGTGTCAGCCATAATTTCTCGTATCGCGTTATTTATTCCCGCCGGGCTACATCCTTCAGAGATGTCGATACTCTGGATGTCCGAATTTGAGGAATTTACATTACTGTAATCGCGGATAGAATTTTTGGCCATTATGTTCTCCTAAAGGCGTATGCCTATTTATAACATATAATCAGCGCACGCGCACCGCACGTCCGTCGGATGTCTTGGCAAACGTCACAGGGTTGCCCATACGATCCGTCACAGTCTCATAGCCGACGATGTTGCCGCCAACCGCCATATCTTCGAGGCTGGAGGCTTGGGCTTGCGGGATCATTGGGCCGACTTGTTGCGCCAAAAGCCCTGCCGTTGCTGGTGCGCGTAGGCCAGCCGCTGTAGCAGGGATAGCGCCTACTGTTGGTTTTTGCATTGCGGGCGGGACTTTTACACCTTTAATGCTTTCAGGTAAACGCATGCCCCTTAAAAACGCTTGACCGCCTCTTGTGGTTGCGCCTCTGCCGAGCATGCCGCCAGCTAGTCCTAACATTGCGCCCTCGGTTGACATTCCACCCGGTGCGCCAACAAGAGCGCCACCGCCGCCGTATAATGCGGCTCCAGTTAGCATACGCCCTGCCGTGCCACTATCTGGCAAAGATGGGCCTATAATCCTCTGCGCTAATTCAATTGGCTTTTGCATACGACCTTCGCCAGCAGCTAGGCGAGATAAGCCAGCCGCGCCAGCTTTGCGCTCCTCAGACCTAACAGCCGACATAGCCTGAGCTGGGGTAAACTGCCCCTCATAACCTTTTGCTGCGGCAGACCTTAGAGGCACAAACTGCGAATATGCTTTGTTTGTTTTTTGCAGCAGCTCTTTTTTGGCTGGTGAATATTTTGCAATTAAGTCCATCATGCCAATATCTAGGTCGCTATATGCCGTGGCTATCTTTCCATCTATGGGGTCTGTGCTTTTTCCAAACCTCATAGCCTCAGCGCCGATCTTTTTCTGGATGTCCTGAATCGCCTCTCCAGATAACTTTCCATCCTTTGCTCTGCCGAGAACTTGACGGATCACCATATTTTCAAAGTCAGCGCCCTTCTTTAATCCAGCGTCGCCAACCTCTTGCTTTGCCGTTGTCACTATTTTGGACAAATCATCAAGAAGATCGTCGGAAACATCTACCTCAACGCCGTCAAGGGCTTGCTTGTATTTTTGGTCGAATATGCTTTTGGCCTTGCTAAAAGCCACGCGCGGCTCAGTGTTTTTAGGCAACTCAATACCTAGCGGCTTTAGTGCGCGGTTATACATAAACACAGGAAACGCCTTCATACCGCGTTCTTGCTGGGCGCGAATACCGCCCCCAACAAACGGCATAGATGTAAGGGCTTCTTCTGCTCGTTTCATGCCGGGGAAATATTGCCCAACGGTTAGCGGTATCTTTTTGCCTAAAGCCTGAGCCTGACGTGAAACAACAGGCGCTAAAGCTTCGCCGCCCATACCCAAAGCGCCACCCAAGGCCGAGCTTACCGGCACATCTTCCATTTCCTCTGCCGCGCCAGCCCCATAAGCTGCGCCACCTATGCCCGCCTGCTTCATAGCGCCCTTGACGCCATACTTACCTAAGGTTCTTGCCAACCCAACGCCAGACGGAATACTAGCGGCTATCTCTGTGCCGTAAGCCTCAACAGGAAAGTCAGACCGAAACTTCTCTAAACCAGCGCGGATTTTGTCACGCTTCTGTTTATAAGTTTCTTCCCCAACTAAACTGCGGAAAAATGCCTCAAGTTCGTCAGCCGTACCAAATGAGATACCCTGAGCCGCAGACCGGCCAAGGCCAGCAAAGTATTCTGGCGTGAAGCGTTCAGCGGTTGATGCGGTCGGTGCTGGTGCAGAACTGCCGCTCTCATCAAGAAATTTAACTTTTCCCATTACTCAATCACCGCCAATCTATTGTTAACAATAACCATACTTCCCACTGGAAGGTTCGCTTTCTCGGCGTCATCAACAGAACTAAATATAGTTGGCAAATAAGGCGTTATAACTCTTTCAGGGTTTAAGTTATAATCTTTAGCTCTTCTTGTGTATTTTTTATCCAAACTTATTTGACGCTTAACATATGAATCGACTTGCGAGGTAGCCGCTTTTATAAAATCTTCTCGCAACTTTGGGGTAAGCAGCACGCCGTCTTTAACGTTGTTATAGAGGTTTCTTATTGTTTCACTTACGCCTCCGGCATTTTTAGCTGTGGCGTATTCCGTTTCTCTCACAACAGAGCCGGGGTCTAGTGTTTTCATAAAACCAATAAGCAAAGCAATGTCTGACGCCCCGCTTGGCTTCTCCCCTCTGGCCTCAGCGGCCTTATATGATTCAGCCGCATTTCTAACTTTTTCATAACCGAAAAAGGCCTCTCTGGGTTCTGCACTAAGCATTTCGTATTTATTAAACAGTTTGTCTTCCATATCAAACTGTTCTTTTGTTATAGCTCTTTGTGTTTTGCTAGAGGTCGCGTCAATCTCACGATCTTTTTGTTCGTATTGAGCAATAGCCAAACGACGGGCAAAAGCAGCTTTTTCTGCGGCAGCTTTGCGGGCGGCTGCGTCTATAGCAGCTTTGTCTGCCTTATCCTTAGCGGCTGTAAACGCCTTCATGCCAGCAGTACCCATACGCCCTAAAACCTGACCCAGTGACACCGGACGGTCTTGGTAGCCGGATGCCTCAAAGCCAGCGGCGGCAGCGCCTAACATGCCTTGAGCGCGTGGCTGCATTAGCTTTTGGCCAAATGTCATCCCAGCCGCTGGCTGCCCAGCCGCTGCGGTTGCAGTGGTCGGCAAGCCAACCTGACCAGCTCTTGGCGTCATGCGAGACGCCTGAGCGTTTCTTAAAACCTGCTGCATCAGCGGCGATAGCTGCTGGTTTGCCAGTATTGGAGACTGAGGCGGGGTTGGTCGAGGCAAAGCCATTGGCGGAACAATCCCCTGAGGCGTTTGATATTGGCGCGTAATGTTTGCCTGCGGCATAGTCGCTCTGCCTTGAAGCAGTCGGCTGAATCTGTCGAAATCGCTCATGCCCTAACCCCTAACCAAGTAACCCGCTTAGACCGCCAACGACAGCGCCTGTCATTGGGTCAAAGCCAGCCATAGTGCCTAATTGCGCCCCACCTAATGCGCCACTGAGGATATTGCCAGCCTGATTTCGGAATTGCGGTGTAACGCTTTGCCCGCCAACAGTACCACCCTGAACGGTTGCCATATAGTTGGCCAATGCCAGTTGATCCTGATTTTGCTCAAAATTATAACGGTCAATGTCAGCCTGAAGCTCTGCCTGAGACTGAGCCTCACGCGCACCGCCGACACCGGCGAGAGTATTCAGATCAGCATAGCCAAACTCACGCACCGCCGGAGCCATAGCAATAGCGTCCTGCTGCGCCTGATATGCCATAGGAGCCAGAGCAGCGCCTAACGCGCCCTGCTGATACCCAGAGCCGTATCTTCCAGCCTTAGCCGCCTGAGCCTGAACCTGTTGAACGGCTGGCTGAAAGGCCGCCGACATTAAAGGATTAGTTCCCATAAGGTTTTGCATTACAACGTCTTGCACAGCCGGAATAAGTGGCGATCCGTCTAGCGCCATTTGGCGAGTGCCAGCAAGTGCCATTTCGCTTTCTGGGCTAAAACCTATAGTCGTCTGACCGGGGTAATAACTAGGCTTGTTTTGATAAATGTTTTTAGCCTCAGACAGACCATACTCTAAAAAAGGTTGAGCGTATGCTGGTGCGCTAGTCGTCTGAGTTACCTGTCTGGTGTTTCCACCGCCGCCTTTACTCATCTCTCAAATCCTTTGTCAAAATCACCGACGTGGCGGTGTAATCTTTCAGTTGTCTCTGCCAGCCCTTGCGGCCATTGATCTCCATCGCGTCGCATCCCTGAGCCTTAGCCCAAACTGCAATAGACTTCTCAGCCTCGACCAGCTCATCTAAGTCACCGCCTGCAAGCCAGATTCGGCACACGGTTAGGCTGGGGTAGTCAACAACTTCGGTTATAATACACGACTTTTCCAACGGATGTAACTGTGCCTCACCAACGGCGCAGGCTTGGTACACATCGTCGATTGAGTGCGTGCCGCCGGAGTATTCAAGCGCATCCGCAATGTATTTGCGGTTTTCCTCAAACTTCGATTTAATTTGGTTCTCATCCAATAATAAGGTAGGCAACATCTACATCGTGTCCGTGATTCTTATGCTCAATTATCATAGACCCATTGGCGCTAGTGCTTTTAACAAATGGGTGACTGTGTTCTAAAGTCTCGTTGTATCCTGCAAAAAACACAACGCTCTGCACCCCATACCGAGGGTCGCTAACTGTTGTGGTTGTCGTGCCACTTGCCAGAGTAGTGTAGCCGACACTGTTTAGGCCACCGTCAACAGTTCTGTTTAGCACCTCTGCAACTTCGCGTGTCGTAGCTGTGACAGGATTTAACGTGCGAAAGTTAGTATTACGCTGCTCAACAGTCATCTTCGACCAACTTTCTTAGCCTCAATGTCCATACCTTGTGCATACGACCACTGACCAGTAAGCACCATTTTGGCTCTGTGATATCTGTCTTGCGCCCTAAATGGCACAAAGCCTGCGGCGTTTGGTGTGCCAGCCGCAGTATATGCGACAATGTCTGTGTGCGTGCCTCTAAGTCCAACCGACAACTCGACTGAGCCACCTTCGTGGTATGGGTAAATCCGCGTAACTATATTGTGATTACCCATCGCCAAGCCGGTTTCACCGGTCACAATTGTTGCGGATAATGGGTCTCCGGTAAACGCACTAATTTTTGTGCCTAACGCGCCGCCAAACAAATATTGTCCGCCCTTATACAAGGCACTATCAAGGGAAGCAGGCAACGCATCAAGGTCAGAGCTTATGTTGTCTAGGTTTTCTAGCGTGTAACCCGATGTAAAGAACGGCGCAATTAAATCGTTTTTGACGTTTGCCAGAGACCAACGGCCTAAGGCATAGTTATAAATCAGCAGTCGGTCAGGCGTTTCGTCCACGGCGCTATTCGACACATATGACCAAACCGCAAGCTGGTTTTGCGGGTCTACGGTTGAGGTCATCTTGTCTTTAAAAGAGATATTGAAGTCTTCCTCTAAAAAGAATCTGTTTATTTTTTCCGCACCAATTGGCTGGCTTTTCGACCCATCAAACATATAAAAACCGTCGTCTGATAGATAAAACACCATATGCCCAATGTTACATACGGAGCCGGGCACTTGGCAGCCCCTAGCAGTCTCGACTTTGTCAAACTGCCAGATTAGCGGCGGGCCTGTGTAAGTGGCGCGAACAATGGCTCGCTCCATTAAAATGGTACAATATTCTCCCCCGACCATTCCGGTAATTGCACCGGCATCTGGTATATCCTGGAAGTCAGACTGATCTACCCCAGCCGTCCAGCTTGTCGGGTCGTTAAAGCCTGACCAGTAAGCCTTATAAGGAACGCGCCCTGATCCGGTGTCCACATTAGCCACCCAGACGAAATCGCGAACGACAGCTAAAAAGTCCCCCTTTGGCGGGGTGCCAGCTAAATCAGAAAATGCGCTGTCAGTTCCTAGCGTAAATTTCTGAAGCTCCTCGCCAATGCCGCCGGACGCGATTACATCGTCACCAAATTGGACAAAATTCCAACGCTCGGTGCTGTCCAAATCATAGGCGGGTGTGCCTGCCTTGCTTATGTCGTCGAGGTTACTTGTGCCAGCGTTAAACAAATACAACTTTGCGCTGTCGCCAGCGAACAACCTTACAGAACCGTCATTTTGCTTTGCCGCAAAAATGTTCAATATCGTGTTAGACGCGGCATTTGAGTATTCGACAAAACCCGGCAGACTACGATATCCGCTGGCCGCAGGAATCACATTTGTAGCTTCAGTGACGCCAGTATTTGAGTAATCCGGCTGATCGGGTAGCCATTCGCCAAACTGTATCATTGTCCTAACCAAACTCCGGTTGCGCTTGTCTGGGTCGTCCAGATAGCTGAAACGTCAACAGTGTCAGTCCAAACCGACGCCGTGTCTGCCTCGCCTGACCAAGCCTCACCTAATATTTCTCCGGCGATTGTACCACTCAGCGCGACATTTGCCGACCCCGACATCGCAAACGTGCCGACCGGCGCAGATGTTGCTGTGATTGCCGCTGTGGCGTCGCCCTCAAATGCAAAAACCAAGA